GGTCACTCGTCAGTGCTGGAGACTTCCGTCTCGCACAGGCGTGTGATAGAGCTGTCGAGACCGCCGGGTCTTCATGGGCTGGACGCGCCACGCGTTCTTTCGGTGACAGCTGCCGTTCCATCATCCGCCGCGTCATGCGGCACGACGCACCTCCTGCTCTGTTGGCCTTTGACTTTGGCCGCTCCCGCTACGACAAGTTCGCTGCCTCGGTCGCTTTGTGGGTCTTTGACGGGGATCACACTGGGGTTCCGTACTGTCAGCAGTGGATTGCCGGCCTGTCGTCGGCTTTGATGCGATGCAACGCCATTCCTTTCCTTGAAGAGTGTTTCAAGAGGTATTTTGGATGGCCTGGCGTGATGGCCATAGTGGCCGTGGAGACCTGGAACGATCTGGGGAATGGAGGTAATCTGCTTGGAAGCTTTGCGTACAGAGCTTCGGCACATTCCTTGCTCCAGTGTCTGAATCCGGTCACCGCCTACTTTGCTCATTCCAGCATCAACTTGGTGTCCTTGTTGTCCCCTTTCGCCGGCATCCCAATGTTGGCCGCGCCCTGGTACGCGCATGCCATGGCCGCGGGGTATTGTGTGGTTCAGAAAGGCTTAGTCTGGTGGAAAAGCGATGGGATGGGGCGCCATTCCAACGACCACGAGGCCTTCCTACGTGGACTCACTCCGCCTCTCGACCCTCTGATGAAGCTGACATTGGTGCGGAAGCGCCTGGCTCTGTGCCCCGTCAGCCCAGCTTCGGTAGTGCGTTTGTATCCGAGCATTCTCGATATGGCATCATACTACTCCGGTTTGGGCAATCGCTGCCACTCAGCTCGAGGTCGAGTTGGGCAGGAGACGCCGCACATCACTGACTACATGGCAATGGGGGACGTCCATTCCGCCTTGGTGCGGTTGGCCAAAGCTGCAGTTAGTGACCACGGAGTGTTGGAGCCCAAGGATTTTGACGAGTTCGTGTCGAAATTCCCGCCAGCGAAACGCGCAGCTTACATCCAAGCAAAAGCAGAATTCGATACATCAGGCACTCAGCCCATCCGTAAACCAGAGTTGTTCAAGGATTTCCGCGCTCGTGAATGCGCATGCTTTCTTAAGCATGAACTGAATGTGGAACGGCCGGACGTGATCACTGTGCATGATCAGTTTACGTGGCGTAGAGTCGCCGGTGTCCCTCGCACCATCTGCCCCCGCTGGTTGCCGCTTCAGGCAGCTTTGCTGCCTTGGATTCTCAGCGCTGATGAAGTCATCAAGCAGACCTTGACAGAGCGCTCTCGTGAGTTGTTCGGTGTTGAGGTGCGGTTCGCGTCTGGCCTGAACCCTGAGCAGATGTCGGCGATGTGTCACAAGTTGATGGCGGAGTCGGGGGTCGACGTGGTCATTGTCAACGGTGATGATGGGATGTTCGTGCACAACGGGATCGCTTACTATGTCGACGGTGAGCGTTGGGACGCACACTTCCGGGCCGAGCATCACCACGCGATCATTGACGCGTACCGGTTGATGGGCATTCCTGACGATCTGATCGAGGCGATGCACATCCTTGTGAAGCGTGAGCTCAACTGGGGTGACGGACTGCGTGCAACAATCTATCGCAACAACGCATCGGGCGAGAGTGACACCACACTTCGCAACGGCCTTTGCAACTTTGCGGTAATCTTGTGTTGCATGATGGGAGCTGGTGACTTTGAGGCGTTCCTTGTCAAGGCCAAATCGATCGGGTTTGTGTACAC